TTAGTGTTCTTAGTAATAAGTACAGTGTTATTAGTATTTATAGATGCTGGCTTTATAAATTTCGAAGTAAAAGACTCATACGTAGATCTTTTACAATTAGTATTAATAACTGTGATCGGTGCTTATTTTGGCGGTAGATCACTAGAAAAAGTAAAAAAATAAAATTATGGGACAAAATTCAACAGAAGTAGCTTATGGCTTTGGTCAACTTGGTAGTGGACACTTACAAGCAGATAGTAGCGCTTTAACACCACCAACAGGTTTAGTAATAGTTGCTATTACGTTTTTAGATGATATAAAGCTAAGTGCTTTAGTTCCAGAGCAAGTTTATGGTGTTGATACATACTTTGGTACAGGTACTACAGCTAACACAGCTAACAACAGTGTTGTTGTAGATACTAGTGTAACTTTTCCAAAAGGTGTTACAATATACGGAAGATTTTTATCAGTAACAATGAACGCTGCTAATGATAACGGTATAATTTGTTATTTCGGTCAATAATGGGACTTAGTTTAGGATTAGGAGTTACGTCAAGTAGTTATGTTGATAGTGTTTGGAACCCTTCAGTATTATCATCTTTAATACACTGGTATAGACTTGGCGTTGGACAAACTGAGTCTGGAGGTCAATTATCTCAATGGAACGATCAAAAAGGTAGTAATCACTTAACTGGTGCAGGTGGAGCTGCTAATCAACCAGTAGTTTCTAGTGGTGCTGTAGTTTTTAACGCTAACGATGATCATTTAGAGTTTACTTCATCTTTACAGTTAGGTACATTTTCTATTTATATTAGAGCCTTACACACAAACGTAGACGCTGGTGATTTTATTTTATGTCAATCAGATAATGGTGGTACAGATTTTTTTAAACTTCACGAAGAAGATTTACCTAGAGTTAAAATAAACGGGTCAAGACATAATTATGCATTTGATAGTTCAGCGTCTATAAGCAACAATACTAAATATAGTTTAGGTTTTGAAAGAGCATCTAACGATGCTATTTCTATTTTTGCAGAACAAAGTGGCTCAAACTTAACAGCTTCTGTTGATGGAACTCTTGGAGATGGAACTGAAGCTGTTTCTGCTAAAACAGATTTTGTAGAAGTAGGTAGACCTTCAAAAGATTTAACAATTTACGAAATGGTAGTGTTAAACGATTCTTTAAGTAGTGATAACAGAGCGTTATTATTAAATTACCTTAGTAATATATAATTAATTAAAATTAAATAAAATGGCAAAAAAAGAAAAGTTGGTTGACTTAAAACCAGAAAAAGTAACTGCGTCGCAGTTAGAAAAAATACAAAAAGTTGTAAGTGATATTAACAGAGCTCAAATGGAGATAGGTAGATTAGAAACTACTAAACATAATATCATGCATCAAGTAGCTGGTTTGCAAGACGAGCTTAAAATTATTCAAAGCGAACTTGAAAAAGACTACGGCACAATAAACGTTAATATAGAAGACGGTAAAATAAATTATCCTGAAAATGGCGAAGTTAATAAGGAAGATTAGTATAGGTAAAGATTATAAAAATGATGCTATGCATTATGCTGTTGGACAAGAAGTTTACGGTGGACACACTATATCTGACATTATAGAAGAAGATGATAAGTTTTCGATATATATTAAAAAAAATAAAGATGTATTACCATGGAAAGACTTTAACAAAAACATGGCTGTATCTGTAGAATATAATCTAGAATATTAATGAAAAGCGTTTACAACTTTGTTGTAAAGCCAATAGGTAAAAGATATAATAACGTAAAAAAAATTGAAGATAAAGAGTTAATACTTAACACTGAAATTTTCAACCATCAATATGTTAACAGAAAAGCAACTGTAATATCAAAACCTATTATTGGTGATACAGATATAGATATAGGTAGTGATGTTATATTGCATCACAATGTTTTTAGACGTTGGCATAATGTTAAAGGTATAGAAAAAAATAGTAAAAGCTATTTTGATGAAGACACTTATATAGTGCATCTAGATCAAATATTTTTATATAAAAAATTTTGGAAGTGGCATTCACCAAAAGGTTTTTGTTGGATTAAACCTATAAAAAACAAAGATAAATACGCTAACAGTGAAACACAAGAAAATATTGGTATTGTAAAATATACTGATGGTAGTTTTGATGTAAACGATCTTGTAGGATTTACACCAGTATCTAACTATGAGTTTGTTATTGACGGTGAACTACTGTATAGAGTATATACTAAATTTATTACAATTAAATATGAATATCAAGGAGACGAAGAAGCTTATAATCCAAGCTGGGCACAAAGCAGTTGAAGAACTGATTAACGTTGCAAAAGAAAAAATAATAACTAACACAGAAGATGATGTTAGTGCTGATAGATTAAAAAACGCTGCAGCTACAAAAAAACTAGCTATATTTGATGCGTTTGAAATATTAAACAGAATACAAGAAGAAGAGAATATACTTGAAGGTAAAGAGCCAGAAGAAAAAAAACAAAGAGTATTTAAAGGTTTTGCTGAAGGTAGATCAAAATGAGTTACGAACAAAAATTAGT